AACGTACCTGCTGTAGTTAGCCTGATAAATGGGGCATCTAGTGCAGGAAAGGACTTAGCTAGACTAGCTCCTAAGATACGTAAGCATTTCAAGGAGGTGTCATTCTGTTTCGATGACGATGAGGCTGGACATAAGGCTACAGATGCAGCGTGTAAGGTGTTCCCAGAGGCTACAACGATAGCGTTGCCCTGTAAGGATGCTAATGCATGTATTATAGAGGGGAGAGCTAAGGCAGCGTTCAAGGCCGCCCTGTTCAATGCCTCTAAGCCTAAGAATTCTCGTATCATATGGCTAGATGATGTATATGAGGACGCTAAGGAGCAAGCTGAGTTCGGCGTAAGCTGGCCTTGGGATAAGGTTACTAAGCAGACGAGGGGTATACGTAAAGGAGAGACTCATTACATAGGGGCAGGCCCTAAAATGGGAAAATCTGAGGTAGTTAATGCCTTAGCGGCTCACCTAGTGGGTGTGCACGGTTGGAAAGTGTTGATGGCTAAGCCTGAGGAAGCTAACAAGAAAACTGTTAAGCTACTTGCAGGTAAGATAGCCAGCACCAAGTTCCATGACCCTAACGTAGACTTCGACGAAGAGGCATATGATAAGGCAGGGGAGGTATTGCTAGGCAACAAGGTAGCATTGCTTAATATCTACCAACACTTAGGCTGGGATAGCCTTAAGCAAGACATCATAGCAGCAGCAGCATTAGGCATTGACGCTGTGTTCATTGACCCTATCACTAACCTTACTAATGGTATGGAGAGTGGTGAGGCTAACACTAAGTTACAGGAGATAGCACAGGAGTTATCAGCAATGGCGCTGGACTTGAATGTAGTTATCTTTATATTCTGTCACTTACGTAATCCAGCATCAGGAGAAGAGCATAACCGTGGCGGTAAGATATTGTCTAGTCAGTTTGCAGGGAGCAGGGCAATGGCACGTAGTTGTAACTATATGTTTGGCCTTGAAGGTAATAAAGACCCTGACTTAAGCAAGGAGGAGCAGAACATGAGGCGACTCGTACTTATAGAGGATAGGGAGTTCGGGGAGGTTGGAGTTACTGACCTCTACTGGGATTCTGTGAGTACGCAGTTTAATGAGGTGAGGGAATGAAGCTTAACATAATAGTGTTAGTTGTGGTTGGTGTAGCAGCTTACATAAACCACGTTAGTTATGCACCGCATTATGGAATACTGGCTGAACATGAGGAGCCAACCAAAAGTCCTGAGTTGACTAAGTTTATAGAAGAGTGTAAGGAGGAGGGCCTCATAATTACTGAAACGGAGGGGTATGTGTCATGCAGAAGCAAATAGAGAAACACTACGTTGAGAACTTTGATAAGCTAGTGAAGAGGTTCTCTTACAGGGCGGGGGGAATACCTAACGCTGAGGATGTAGTACAGGAAGCGTTTACCTTAGCTCTTAAGTATAAGGATAGTTTCAACCCAGACTCTAAGCACAGGGGGGTGGATAAGGCTGAGTTTGGTGGGTGGTTCAATGGCATACTAAACAATGCGTTGAGGCTATACAAGCGTAAGGAACAGCTGCTAGGTATGAGTGTTGAATACCAAGAGGACATGGATGAAGCAGCACCTCTTATGGAATGGGAGGGGGACTTGATAGATGCTGTCAAGAAAGACATAGCACGTAAGCCTCCACAGATTAGGCAAGCGTTGTGGCTATACCTATTCAAGCAGTATAAGCCTCGTGAGATATGTCAGGTTGTTGACATGAGTAATGCGTATGTTCGTACTTCTGTTAAAGAGTTTAAGCAAGAGATGCGAGCTAAATATGGGAAAATACTATGAGGTATACATTAGAGTTTGAAGATGGTATGGATGGTGTGCTGTGGTATGTAGTTGATGTACGTAGGGGGTTGGTAGTAAGCCTGCCTTACCTGAACAAGTATATGGCACAGACTGAATGTGATAGGCGTAATAAGGAGGAATGATGTTCTACACAAAAGAATACTATGAACGTGGTTGGTTCTGGGTCATGTACGAGGATGATACTGTGCACTCTGGCCCACACAAGGAGTCCGATGCTGAGTCTATGTGCAATACGCTAAACAGGGGGCTTTAATGGCAACCTTCGTATTCGACATTGAGACTGATGGTATATTATCAACTAAAATACACTGTGTTGGCATACAGGAGGTAGGTAAGGATGTAGTACATACCACTACGAGCTATGAGAGGATGCGTAAGTTGTTTTCTAACAAGAAGCATACCTTTATCGCTCATAATGGTATACGCTTTGACAAGCCCACTATGGAGCTCCTGCTAGGTATCAAGATAGAGGCTAGGTTCATTGACACTTTGTTTACATCATGGTACTTAGAGCCTAAGAGAGTGTTGCATGGGCTAGACTCATACGGAGCTGAGGCTGGAATACCTAAGCCTAAGATAGAGGATTGGGAGAACTTACCAATAGAAGAATATCTTCATCGTGTCACGGAGGATGTGAAGATTAACATGTACGTTTACAAGAAGCACATGGGGCTGCTACGTAAGCTGTACAACAATGACATGGACGAAGTTAACAGGCTCATCGACTACCTAATGTTTCATGCAGATATTGCAGCGAAGCAGGAGAAGATAGGCTGGAGGTTAGACGAGGCTAGGTGTAGGCGTGTGCTTGAACAGCTAGTCAAGGATGAAGCCTTTGCTCATGCTGAACTCGCTAAGGTGATGCCTAGAGTGCCTGTGTATGCTAAGAAGAAGCGTCCTAAAGACCCATTCAAGATGGACGGCAGTAAGTCTGTTGTAGGTGAACGATGGTTCAGGCTGCTACAAGAGAATAATTTGCCAGAAAATTTTGACGGGGAAATCAAAGTACAAACTGGAGATAAGGCTCCTAACCCGGGCAGTGTACCACAGCAGAAGGCTTGGTGTGTGTCACTAGGTTGGGTATGTACTGAGTTTAAGTTTGACCGTAACAAGAAGACAGGGGAGGTTAAACAAATACCTCAACTGAGGACTAAGGTGAACGACATGCCTGTGCTCTCTCCCTGCCTAGAGCTCTTGGTAGTCAAAGAGCCTAAACTGAGGGTGCTAGAACTCCTTGGGGTAATAACGCATAGGAAGTCCATACTGAATGGATTCTTAAATGCAATGGATGATGACGGCTACATCTCAGCTCAGATGCAAGGGTTAACCAACACGTTACGATGGAAACATAGGGTAGTGTTGAACCTTCCCGGGGTTGATAAGCTATACGGAGAGGATATAAGAGGATGTTTGATAGCACCTGATGGGTATGAGTTGTGTGGGTCTGATATGGCAGCACTTGAAGACAGAACGAAACAGCACTATATGCAGCCTCATGACCCCGACTACGTGAAGGACATGCTGGTGGAAGGCTATTGCCCTCATGTAGACATAGCTGTGCTGGCTGGGTTCTTAACTAGGGAGCAGGAGGAGAGGCATAAGACTGGTAAGTTCTTTGATGCTAATGATAAGAAGGAGATTAAAGAAGGGCGCAAGGCAGCTAAACCTGTAAACTATGGCAGCACCTATGGGCAACAACCTAAAGGACTCTCCCAAAGCGCAGGCATACCACTGCCACTAGCTACTAAACTCTTTAAGATATATTGGGAGCGTAACTGGTCTGTAAAGGCCGTAGCAGATGAACAAACCACCAAGGTATGCAATGGCCTTACTTGGCTGTACAACCCTGTGTCGGGCTTCTGGTACGAGCTGAGGAACAAGCGTGATATATTCTCTACGTTGAACCAAGGGACAGGTGCTTACTGTTTCTCAATGTGGATGAAGAATATAGTAGAGCTAGGTGGCCCACCTATTATTGGGAACATGCACGATGAGGTTATATGTTTGATACGTAAGGTAGATGGTGCTAGGGAGAAGAGTGAAGCACTGCTTAAGAAAGCAATACAGATGGTAAACGTACAGCTGGAGCTCAACAGAGATTTAGATATTGATGTAGACTTCGGCAAAGACTACAGTGAAATTCATTAGAGGAGATAGAATGATGGAGTTTTTGAAGAAGGTGTTTACCCCACTGTTCTTGGCGTGTTTGGTTACGTGCCTCATAGCAGATGCGAACCAAGGTTGGGTTGCAGGGGCTTACTACGTAGTGTCAGCGGCACTATTTATCGCAGATATTATTGACTGTATAAAAGGGGAGTAGGGTGGATAAGTTTTTTGAAACGATGGGTGTTATATTTTGTGGGGTTATCATAAGCTTGTGCGTACTGTATGCAACAGGCGCGTTAACAGTAACTATATAGTAGGAGAAATAATTTGGCTTTACATGCTGGTAAAAAGAAAGGCCCAACGGGCAACAAAGACTTCGTTGAGCAACCTGTGCTTGAGGAAGGTACGTACAAGGCTCGTGTAGTTCAAGTAATTGAGCTGGGACTACAACCTCAACGTGCCTACCAAGGTAAGGAGAAGCCACCTGTTGACATGCTGTACATTACGTATGAGTTGGCAGACGAGTTCATGCTTGATAAAGATGGAGAGGAGATTGAGGACAAGCCTCGCTGGATGTCTGAGGACTTCCCCTACTACAGCCTACAATGTGACATGGCTAAGTGTAACAAACGTCTTAAGGCTATTGACCCTAAGAATAAAGTTAAAGGAGATTGGGCTCAGGTAGCTGGTGCGCCTTGTAACGTAACATTCTCTCATGCAGTGAAGGGGGATAAGACTTACGTTAATGTAGCTGCTGTCACCTCAGTGCGAGACAAGGACGTTAAGGGGATGCCTAAGCTTGTTAACCCACCTAAAGTCTTTGACATTGATGACCCTGACATGGAAATCTTTGGCGCATTACCTAACTGGTTGCAAGAGAAGATTAAGGGGAATCTAAACTACAAGGGCAGCGTGTTAGAGACTGCTGTAGGTGGTGCAGATGAGGCTGGTGAGGGGCAGGAGGAAGCACCTAAGCCTACTAAGAAGAAGAAGAAGGTTGTACCAACACCTGATGAAGATGGTAAAGAGGATGCAGGTGGTGAAGAAGACGATGGTGAAGATAGCCCTTGGTAATTAGAGCGTAGCTCATAACACTTGCACATGGATGTGCTATAACTTGGAGAGAGTATGAAGCACACAGCGAGAGACCTGCTACTGGACGCGTTAGTGGATGTGGTTATAAAGAACATGCAGTGGAGGTTAGACCCAGATGTCAAGAGGTTGCGTAAGCTGCGAGAAGAATTCAGAGAGGAGGTAGATAATGAAACAAATTAATACTGGAGACCCTATCATTCTAAAGGATGCTAAAGGGCTGAGTAGACATGGCTTGAAGAAGAACATGAAAGGTATGTGTAACCAGATGGTTGTGGTGGATAACGTAGAGCTAATCATGTTCATGCCTAACGGTACTGAGAAGTTATTCTATGTGGATGCTTCACGGTTTGTCTTAGATGAAGAGGCGCTTAAGGAGGCTGAGAATGGGTGAGGTGTGGCTTGACATAGAAGGGTACGAAGGTTTGTATCAAGTAAGTGACCAAGGGCGAGTGAGGTCTTGTGAAAGGATTGAGTCCTTTGTTTCCAAAAGGCAGGGCGGTGACGTACTTATGACAAGGAAGCGTAACTCGTGTATACTGTCACCTTCTACTCAAACCTATAAAACTGTCAGGTTGTATAGAGACGGTGTGATGAGGGCTGTATCTGTACACAGGCTTGTGGCGCATGAGTTCGTGGAAAACCCAGAGAATAAACCAGAGGTTAACCATATAGATGAAGACAAGCTGAACAATTGCAAGCACAACCTAGAGTATGTAACACGTTCAGAGAACGCACTGCACTCTAGGGAGAAGTTTAGGGGTGAGAATTCGGGCACATCGAAGCTCACAAACGATGATGTAAGGGAGATAGTCCTAATGCTAGAGGACCACAGGTCTCAGACAATCATAGCGGAAGCCTTCGGCGTTACAAACCACACTATCCATAGGATTAAGATGGGTAAGAACTGGGGATGGCTTACAGGACTTAATCAAGGGGTTGCCATATCAAATGTCTAATTGATGCAGATTTATTACGCTGGGAGTGTGGCTCTGGCTCATTCCGTAACACGGATGGAGAAGAGGTTAAGATAAGCTTCGACTCTGCTGCGGAGAAGCTAGACCAAAAGGTTAAGGAGATAGATGCACTATGCTGGGGTGATGGAGAGCCTCTCCTATTCCTAAGCATGTGTGCCAAGGTTAAGAAGAACCAGAACAAAGCCAAGCAACGAAAGATTAAACGCCTAGACAAGAAGATTGACTTACTTCCATACGGGGAAGCTAATGATGTTGTTGACGAGATAGAGGCTATTGAGAAGTCTATGGTGTACAAACCTAACTTCCGTGTTGACATAGCTAAGAAGAAAGAGTATAAAGGGAACCGTAAGAAGTCTGAGAAGCCTACACACTACGTAGCGCTCACTGAATACATGTTAGCAACGTACGATGTTGTTATGGCAGAGGGACTAGAGGCAGATGACCTCCTCTCCATACACCAGACAGAGGCGTTGAGGGCTAGTAAAGACCCTACTACTATTATATGTAGTAGAGATAAGGATTTGGCGCAGGTAAACGGCATGTACTTCTCTTGGGAGTGCGGAAGACAACAGCAGTTTGGGCCTGTGTTAATCAAAGACATAGGGTATTTGAGACCGATATACAGGGGTGTAAAGGTTAACGGGGATAAGAAGTTG